GTTCGCCTGGCCCCCGTTAAGGTCGCCGTGGCCGACGTGCTGGACGACTTCGCTTAGTACACCGCAACCAGTCACCCATCAGGAGCCACCTGTGATGAACACTGCTAACCCCTCCGCCCGCGAACGCCTCCACGCGAAGATCCGCGCCCTCCTCGCCAAGACAACCGAAGCCGGCTGCACCGAAGCCGAAGCCCTCTCCGCCGCCGCTCTCGCCAGTGATCTCATGGATCGCTATAACGTCGAGCACGGGGACCTCGACGGCGAGCCGTGGCATACCGAATACACCACCCGCGAAGGCGCCGAGACCCGCGGCACCAAGCGCCGCAAGAACGCGCGGAAGGCCGCCTTCGCCTTCCGCGCGCTCATCTACGGCGAGATCGGCCGGTACTGCCACTGTCACGGTATCATGAACCCCGACAAGGGCACCATTCGTTTCCACGGTCGCCATTCCGATGCGCTGTTCGCAACTTGGCTTCTCGAGGCCCTCGACGCCTTTGCCTACCGCGCCTGGGGCGGCTTCGAAGCAATCCACGCCCTCGACGACAACTTCCTCGTCGACTCCGACAAGGAGGCCTTCATGACGGCGCTCGCGCATCGCCTCAACGAGCGCCTGAAGGAAGCCCGTGCACGGCGATGCCCGCCGCCGCGCCGCCTTGGAGAACGCTTTGACCCTCTGGCCGAACCTCTCCACCTACCGACCCACCTATGGTGGAATGCGTCGCGATCCCCACTCGGCCGCCGCCGGCGCCGACGCAGCCGGCCGCGCCTCCTTCAACCGCCCAATGGGAGGCGGCACTTCGAAGCCCTTACTGCTAAAATGAAGGGCGAAACCGGGCTTCGCCCGGTCGCAGCGTGATGCGCTGCCTGACGAGCCCNNCTACCGATGACCGAGAACTATCCCTGCGATCTTCCCGCTGGCACCTACGATGCCATTGACCCCGTCGTCCGCGAGCCTTGGCTTACCGCGCTCGAGAGCGGCACCTTTGGTCAAACGCGTGGCACTCTTCGCTTCGGCCGTAACTATTGCTGCCTCGGAGTTCTTTGTGAGGTCGCCCTCGAACTTAACCACAGCGATGAGCTGCCGCTTGGCGGCGACCACACCGCCACGATTGAGAAGGGCCTCGACACGCTTGAAGTCATCACTACCGAAAACGGTGTTCGCACCTATTCGCGTTCGGCTACCCTTCCGGAGAAGATGTTCGGTCTCTCCGACGCCGCCCGCCGCGCCTTGATGGGGATGAACGACGACCTCCACCTCACCTTCCCCGAAATCGCTGCGGCGATCCGCGCCACGAAGCAGGAGCCCACAACATGAACGCCTTCCTCTCTCGTCTTGTGATTCTCTCTCGCGAGGAGCGCGCCGCTTGGCTGCACGCCATCGAAGCCCGTAAGGGTCTCATCGTCGCCGGGCATTCTGCCCTAAAGGCGCACCAAATCGTCCTCGACTGCAAACGCGGCGACCGCTACTCCCTCGCCTGGGTCCTTTCCGCCCTTGCGATTCCCTTTGATGCAGAGGAGAAGGTTGGCTCCTGACTTCTCCGCATCCGTGGCGGGGGCCTGAGCCCCCGCCACCCGTTCTCCGCTCTCTGGTTCCCGAAAGGACCCCGCCCGTGACCAAAGTTGCAGACCCCGCTTCGATCTCGAAGGCTTTCCGAAAGTTTCTCCTCGGCCGCGTCGCCCGTCTCGGCATCGACGACATCACCGGCGCGCCCGAAGCCGTGGAGGCTCTCATCGCCATCCTCGAGCGCCTCGAGCGCGAAGGCGATCACGACAACCTTCACGCCTTTGTCGGCTTCCTGACGATGGCCCCGCAGGCCGCCGCCATCGCTTCCCAGCACCCGGAGCAGACCTTCTGCTCCGTCTGCGCCGCGATGGGCATCGAGGGGTACGTGCAGACCCTGCTCACCTACGGCCAAATGGTCGAAGGCGCGCCGTCCGACGCACCTCGCAACGCGCACTGAACCTCCAACCCGTCACCCGAAAGGAAACCTCGCCATGAACGTTGAACGTCTCCTCGCCCTCGCCGACATCCTCGACCGTGGAGGAGTCGGCACTGTGGGCTTCGACATGCAGACTTATTACTGCCGCGGCAATCCCAACGGCGTCTGCGGCACCACCGCTTGCATCGCCGGCCACGCCGTCCTTACCTTCGGCACCGAAGCCGAAGTGCAATCTTCACCTGCCCACTACGGGGGAATCGCCACGAAGTTGCTTGGCTTCGAGGTCATCCCGGCGTTGTTCTTCCTCTACGAAATCCGCACTCCTTATGAAGCCGCCTGGCTCATCCGCACCGCCATCAAGCGCGACATCAGCTTCGACGACCCCGACGCTCTCTACGATCTCGCCCGTGAAGCCCGCGGGATGCGCCACCCAAAGCGCCACCCAAAGCGCCGCCGCGGCCCTCGCCGGCTTCGACCAGGATGGAGAGTGAACCATGAATGACTTCGACGAAGACGGCTACCTCAACGACGACGAGTCGGGTTGTGGTAAGGCTTCGCTGCTGGCGATAATCCTCGGCCTAGCCATCATCGCCGCCGCCTTTGGCGGTATAGTCTGGCTCACAGGAGGCGGAGCATGACCACAGGGAAGAGACTGACGGATGCGAGTGACCCTGTAGAAGCCGGAGTGGATGCGAGGCTGATGGTCGTAGCCGATGCGCTGATCCAACTTATCGACAGCGAATGGGAGGCGTTCAACGCCTGTACGCTTGGCGATACGCCGGTTGCAGACATTCCCGAGCTGTCTCCGATCCGCGACGCCATCTACGCCGCTCTTCTTGCCGAGCGCCGCCGTGCGGAAGCCGCGATGCGGGAGCGGGAACAGCGCCTACTGACAGCGTTGAAGTCCGTCCTCGATGCCTGTGACCAAGGCCGCATACGTCCAGCACCGGGCTGCGGGGTAGGCGGCATGACCATCGAAGCCAACATCAAGGGCAGCATCTACACCGGCGTGCCGGCTTGGCCCATCGAGGAGGCCCGCGATGTGTTCTACGAAATTCGCGCTACCCCTTTCTGAGGACCCCTACCATGGATGAAGCACGAGCACTGGCGGGGCGGCTGCGCAAGGCAATGGTGGCCCGTGGCGTTACGACGTTGGGCGAACTAGTCGACGGGGCACTTGTCCTTGTCGAAGCGAAGTACCTGCGCAAAGCCGCCGACCTTCTCGACCGCTTCGCCGCACCCGAGGTGGTGAGGCTGACGCTGGCCGATGCTCGCCACAACGGTCTGATTTATTGGTCGCCGAACACTGAACGAGGCCATGTCGCCAAGGCGCAAATGCTCGCGCGCATCGACACTGCCCTGTCCACTCTCCCGCCCCCGGCCTCGGCCGCAAGGTGGAAACACGTCAAACGCGGCACCGAGTACGAGGTGATCGGCGTCGGCAAGATGCAAACCGAGAACTGGCATACAACGTCGCTGGAGGAATACCAACTCTGCGGCGACGTGCGTTGGGAGCGCGAAGTTGACGCTTCAGCCGATATGCGCGAGGTCGTCATCTACCGCTGCCTCGCTGACGGCTCCCTGTGGGTCCGCCCCCGCGAGGAGTTCTACGACGGCCGCTTCGTGCAAGTCCCGCCCCCGGCCGCGAGCGGGGAGGGGTAGATGGGCGACCGCCAAGAAGCGCACCTTGGGTTGCTCGACGACATGGACCACGAGGCGAAGATGAGTACCGACACGGAACACCGCAAAGCGGAACTCCGCATCCAAGCCCTCGGCGCGGCCATCAGCATTCGGAACTGGCACGCCGTCGAGCAGGCCTACGTCGCCATCAGGGATAAATTCTACGCGCACAAGCGTACGGAGACCCCCAAATGACCAAGATGGACGAGGCGCGGGAAGCGCTGGACGCAGCGACCGCCTACCTGAAAAAACCGNNAAACCGTGGGCCGACACAACCCGGTTTGGGTCGGCCCTTCCCTGCATTATTCACGCCATCGAAGCCCTGATCGACGCCAAGCTCTCCCCCGCTCCTGTGACGTGGGGCGCGACAGGCGTGGGCGACAGTTACGCTCACGCGAAGGCGAACGCCCCCACCCCACCCGCTGAGGGCTCGGATGGAGGGGAGGCGCCGTTTGACCCCATTCGATGGACGGCTGACCGCATCGCCGACCTCGAACAGCGGCTGGCGGAGGCAAACAACAGCCTCGACGCGGTGCGGAGCCTCCGTGACGACTGGCGCGACAAGTGCCGGACCCTTGGGCTTGACCTTGCCGAGGCGAGGAAGCGGATAGGGGAGTTGGAGGCGGGGCTGGAACCGTTCTCTGACATCGATGGCGAGGGGGATGAGGATTTCCCCGATGGCACTGCCGTTGTGCTGAAGTTCGGGCGAACCACCTTCTACGCACTGGAACTCGGGGATTTTCGCCGTGCCCGCGCTCTCCTCACTGAGGACGGGACACAGGACACTCCCACCAACCAAAAGGACCCACTCTAATGCCCCCCACGAAACGTGACCGTCGCCTTCCCTTCGAAGCCCACGACGCTCGCCTGTTCGACCTCTGGCGCCGCGGCACCGTTGAGGCGTTCGTGCTCGCCGAAGTGACCGCACCGCCCGATAGCGCCGAAGCCGGCTCCCAGGCCGCGCGCCTTGTCCGGCTTAACCAAATGATGAACGCCGCGCGCGCCGCGGCGAAGCGTGCCGACGCTCCCGGCTGGGAGGACCTCTACCGTGCGACCATTCGCCTCCATCGGGACTCGGAGGGACGCCTCGGGCGCCTCACCGTTGAGCCTCGCACAGCCGAACTCGACTCTCTTCTCGGCGGCGCCGCACTCGCACCGATCCCCGCGCCGACTCGAAACGACGCCGCGTCCCTCGCCCCATCGGACGATATCCTTTCGGATATCTTCGGGCCTGCACCGGGAGAGCAGTGAAAAATGTTAGCCTTGCCTTTCGTGCTGCGCTATGCTATAAACGGGGCAATGTCTGCCTATGACAAGGCCCCCTTTACTCTCATGAAGTCCGCGCAAGCAAAGTTCATAGAAGAGACCACAGAATACACCGGCAACGTGTGTATCTCCTGGCCTTGGGCGTGCGATGCCCGAGGAGCAGGACGTGTCTCCCTCAACGGTCGATCAACTGTAGTCGCTCGTCTTATCTGTGAGCGTATTCATGGTGCGCCTCCTACCTCTAAACACCACGCAGCCCATTGCTGTGGAAATGGGCACCTTGGCTGCGTCACGCCGAACCACATACGGTGGGCAACTCCGAAAGAGAATGTCGCAGACGCTGCTCGGCATGGAACTAGACGTCCTCATGCACTATCTTTGCCTGAGCAGCATGCCGTCCAAACAGCGTATCACTCCCGTCGTCTCACAATCGCGCAGCTTGCGCGACTTCACAAAGTGCCATACGGCACAATTGCGCGTCTGTGCAAGCAACAGAAGGCTTCCTCCAATGCCCCGACCTCGCGGTGACCAGTGCGTCACCTGGAAACTCCGCCTTTCCCTACCCGTCGCTGCTGCCCTCGAACAGCTGACGATGGACCCCACCACTGGCGCGCCGCGCTACGGCGCCCGTCGCCAGCTAATGGAGCACCTCGCAACCCGTTACCTCCGCGAGATTGGCTTCTACGACTCGCAGACGCCGCTCTCCGCTCGCCGTCCCCTGACGGACGAAGACCTCGAGCGCATTGCCAACAACATCGTGGAGCCGATTTATGTTTAAGGTCCACAAACAGCCTCGCTATATTGTCGAAGCGGGAGATCTTTCAGTCACAGCAGACCGCAAGACCTTTCTAATTCTTCGTCGTGGCATCGGCTCAGTACTCATTTCCACAGAAGACTTAGCAGCTTTTATCGAAATGCTGCGATCCGTAAAGGAGGCTCTTGACAATGACTGACACCGTTAGCCCGGCTCCGACTCCCGAAACCGGCCTTCGCACGGCCCTTGAACAGTCCCTTTCCCCCGTTGTCGACCTCTCTCTCGACGACTGCCTTCGCCGGAAGAAGGAACTCCTCGGCGACGCACGGTCCTTTCAGGAACTGACCCCGGAAGAACTGGAGGAATTCCACGCTCTCTCCATGCGCCTTCGCCAGCTCGCACAACCCGCGGGCAAGCCCGCCGCTCGCCCGAAGGGCGCCAAGCCCGCTCCCGTCTCCGCCGCCGCAGTCCTGGACGACTTCTCATGAACCGCAACCCCCTCGATCTCCCGCTCGTTGTCGACAGCACCATTCTCTCCACCTTTCGCGCCTGCGAAGAGAAAGGCGCCCTTGAATACGTCGAGGGCCTTGCCCCCTCGGCTCTCGGCCTCGACCTTCACGCCGGCGCCTGTATCGCCACGGCGTTGGAGACGCTGTACGACTCTATCTTCTACCGCAACCTCTCCGTCGCTGCCGCTCTCGGCGCGACCGAGATCGCCTTCGATGCCGCTTGGGGCGACTTCGAAATCCCGCAGTTTAAGATTGACGCCGGCACCGCGAAGACCAAAGAACGCTGCTTCCTCGCCGTGCTCGACTACGCCTCCCACTACCATCCGCCCCACGACCACCTTCTTCCTTACCCCGGCGTCGAGAAGGCGACCGAGTTCTCCTTCGGCATCCCCCTCACCCGCGAAACAACGGGTCTCGACTTTCCCTTGCACCCCTCTGGTGACCCCTTCATCTACGCTGGACGCTTCGACATGCTTGGCCTCTATCACGGCCTCCCCGTGGTGCGAGACGACAAGACCTGCTCCTCCATCGGCGCGAGGTGGCACGACTCGTGGTCCCTTCGCGCACAGTTCATGGGCTACTGCTGGGCGATGCGGGTGCTGGGAATCCCCCTCGAATGCGTCATTGTCCGCGGCATCTGCATTCAGAAGACCCAATTCAAGCAAGTCGAAGCCGAGAAGCGTTTCCCTTCTCACCTCCTCGACCGTTGGCTTCGCGTCATTCACAGCACCCTGCACCGCTTTGTCCGCGCCGCCGAAACCGGCGACTGGCAGTACTCCTTCGGAACCGAATGCACCGCCTACAACGGTTGCCCGTTTCTCGACCTCTGCACAGCACCCGACCCCGATCAATGGAAAGGAGACTTCTCTCGCCGTCGCTGGAACCCCCTCACTCGCGGCGCTTGACTGCGCCGCCCTTCAACCGGAGACCCTCTCGATGCCTGACTCCTCGACCACCCGAAGCCTCGGCTTCATTCAACTCGGCGACGCCGTGATCCGCGTCGACTCCATTGTCGCCCTTAAGGTCTACACGACCTACGACTTCGACGAAAACTCCGCCGTGAAAGGCACCCCACATCCGGGCCAGACGAACATCTGCACCCTCGACGGCGGCGAGATCACCGTTCCGCTCTCCGTCGCCGACGTCATTGAAGCCCTCTTCGCTTGGACCCACGGCATTCGTCCGAAGCCACAGACGCTCGACGAACTCGACCCGCTGGAGATCGAACCCGAGGAGGACGATCTTTAACGCAACCCGCGGCGTTCCTTCCTCCCCGCCGCGCAAACTAGACCGGGGCGCCAATGCCCCGGTCCTTTTCTCCCGCAATGGAAACCCGTCATGACCAATCCATTACCCTCTTCGACGCCGCTCGCCGCACCACCGCCTTCAGGACTGCAACCGCCCTCGGTTCTCCTCATGGGGATGCCTGGCTCCGGTAAATCCTACGCTCTCAGCACCCTCCTCGCCGCCGGCCTTGAGGTGTTCATCCTCGGCACCGAGGCGGGCTTCATCGACACCGTTCTCGATGCCTGCGCCGCCCGGAAGATCGACACTTCTCGCCTTCATTGGCACGCTCTCACAAACGCCGCACCGTCCTGGGACGCCCTCGAAACCGTGGGCAAGACGACCGCGGCGATGAGCTACGAATCCCTCGCCGCGATCAAAGACGGCATCGCGAAGCGGGAAATGAAAGGCTGGATGTCCCTTCTCCACGCCTGTCGCGACTTCCCCGATGACCGCACCGGGCAGCGCTTCGGCGACGTTACCACCTGGGGACCCGATCGCGCTTTCGTCATTGACTCCCTTTCCGGCATCAACGACGTCGCCCGCGAGCACGTCACCGGCTACAAGCCCAACCTTCACCCCGGCGAGTGGGGCACCGCGCAGGAACTCGAGCGCAACCTCATCCGCAAGCTCGTCGTGGACCGGCGCTGTTTCTTCGTCCTGACGGCCCACCTTGACCGGACCGTGGACGAAGTAACACAAACCCCTCTCATCACCGTGGCGGCTCTCGGCTCCAAACTCGGCCCGAAGCTCCCGAAGGACTTCTCCGAAGTGGTTCTCGCCAAGCGCCCCGGCAAGGCAAACGATCCCTTCACTTGGTCCACTCTCGAAGCCAATGCGGACACCAAGAACCGCTCCCTCCCGATCGGCGCCGGCTTGCCCGCAGACTTCCGCCCAGTCGTCGACGCCTACCGCAAGCGCGCCATCGACTCGCAGGCTCCCACACCCGTGGCAGGTGCCGCATGACCGCGCCGCGCACACCGAAGGAAGCTCTCGAACGCCTCCGCGACGAAGACGCTCGCCTTCGCATCGTCGGCGACACCCTCGTTGCCGATCAAGTAAAGCTCTTCAATCGCATGACTTTCGAAGATCGCCTTGAGTTTCTCTTCCGCACGCAGGTCACCACCATGACCCAAATGCGCATCCTCCTCAACCAGATCACCGGCCCTGTCGGTGCTCCGCGGGAGGCGGCTCCTCCCACCGACGCGGCCTAGCTGCACGCTTCGTTGGGCACTGAACGCAGCCTTAACCGAAACCTGAAACAGGACACCGAAAATGTTCGACATCAACGCACTCGTGGAAGCCCCCGCCGCCGGTCCGATGGCAACCAACATCCCTCTCTGCCCGGAAGGCGAGTACACCGCCCTTGTGGACTCTCTCCCCTCGGACGGGATCGCCTCTTGGTTCCGCCCCATCGAGGGCCGGGACGGGAAGCCCGATCGCCTCATCCTTCGCGTGCCGTTCCTGATCATGGACGACACCGTGAAGGCCACTCTCGAGCGCGAAAAGGTCGTCGTTCCGAAGGACGTTTGGCTGGACTTCGGCCCCGACAATCGCACCCTTCTGACGACCGAGGGGAAGAACGTGGACCTCGGCCGCATCCGTGAGGCCCTCGGCCAGAACACCACGCCGAACTGGACCTTCATGATGCTGCCCGGCGCGGGTCCGGTCAAGGTGCTCGTGAAGCACCGGGTTAACCGGAACGACCCCGAGCAGAAGTTCGCCGAGATCGGCCGCATTTCCGCTCTCTGACGCAAACCCGAGAGGGGGCTTCGGCCCCCTCTCCCCTTCCCGAAACCGGAGACCTCCTCGATGAACGCCACACAGCGCCCTAACCTCTCCATGACCGCCGAGAGCTTCCGCGAAGCTCTCTCTCGCCTGCAAGTCTTCAACCAACGCTTTAGCAATCTCGC